GTTGACGCTGTAGTACCTCTTGGTCCTTTATATTGATTTATAATACCTCGTTCTCTGTTGGTATTTCCATCACCACCACCACCACCCGCTCCTGGATTAGCAGCACTGGCTGCTTGATTGGCTGCATTACCCATATCTTGTGGTCTAAAACTTGGAATACCATTTACTAATTTACCAGAGCCACCAGCATCTTTTAACATTGCTGCTTCATTGGGATTTATGTAAGCTAAAAATTCTCCTTCTGGTGCATTCTTTTGTAGATCCATAAGTCCACCACCGGCAGCCATGGTTCGTGGATCTTGTTCCATGTCCATTGGCATATCGCCAATACCACCTTGTGGCATCTCAACGGATATAGTTTTAATTAATTGTCTTAATTCTTCTTTTTGTTCTTCACTAAGACCTTGTGTTTCTTCTAATAATAAAAGTTCTCTGACCCTATCATTTTCACCACCAGCCATCTGTTCCATCTGCTGTTGCATTTGAAACTCTTGCATCATTCTCTGATCTTCTTGTGGTGATTTAGGTCCTTGATTACCTTCGTAAGTAATATCTGGTGCACCTGTATCTAATGAGTCTATTCCTGTTTTCATATAATTTTTTACGTTAATTTTAAAAGCAGGAATTTAACCTGTGGGTTTCTAATAATACCTGTTTTTGTCAGGTAAATCAAGCTTATGTTGTAACTACTCTCTTCTTTGTCTCTAAAGCAGATACCACTACATGCAACCTATTAGCCGTTGCAGCAGTTACTTTTAATATCTCACTTTCCTCTATTACTAATGGAGCAGTTAATAGTTCTACTGTCGCATTAGCACCTACAGCTTTAGTTTTAAACAAACTAAATACATCACTGCCTGCAGTAATTGTTACTGTTATAGTATCTGCATTACCAGAGTCTTCTGATACTAGGATAGATTTTATAATAGCTGTTGCAGCACTAGGGACTGTGTATAATGTTGTTACACCTGTTGTAGTTAAATCTACTTTTTTATTTAAAAATGTATTAGCCAAAGTAATAAGCCTCCGCTTCTGCTTCGTCTTTAATATCTTGTTGGAAAGTTGTATTTAATTTTTGTACAATACTATCTATATCTCTAACAAAAGATTGTTGTATTTGTTCGTCATAATCTTTTGTAGGTTGTGTAAGTGATTGTACAATTCTAGCCATTATCTTCTACCATCCGGTTGTATATCTAATCTAAACGTACCTAGTTTCCAAAATTGACTTGTACTACTATTAGATATTTTTAATGCAATAGATCTTGATCTTGCACGTGTGTCTATTTTTTGTGTACCACTGGTTACTGTAAATGGACCAAGAGAAGAACTGGCTGCAGTGTCATTTGGAAAGTCTTTAAGGTTTAATGTAATAACAGCATCTCCTGTTTGAGATAAAAAGTCCGGTATTACTCTTCTTATTTTCATCATAAACTCTCCATCACCTTGTAACCCTTGTTGACCTATGTCAAAATCTCCAGATTCTATATTAGCAGTGATTGCAGTTGTAGATCCTTCTTTAACTTGATCTAATCCTTTTTCATGTTCAAAGTATGTTGAAGTACCATCTGTACATCCAATAACATGATCTTTACTAGTTGTAGCTGTTGTACTACTTGCATTATATTCTGTAGCATGAGGTTGACCAAACACTGCGGAATCTTGCCATGCAGATCTTGCTAATGTTCCTGTAGTCCATACTGGTCTTTGAGGTGTGGAATCTAAATAATTGTAAGCCACCATTCTGTTCACGGTTCCTGATCCAGCATTTGGATAGAACCACATAACTTCACCAAATAAATTATTTAAACCTACATTGATGTGTTGTTTTGGAATTGTATTAATATCATCGTAAACATGATCTTCAACCAAACATGGAAGTGATTCTAATTTACCTGTGTACCTAAAGAAACCATTTTCTGACATCCAATAAGCAGAACCATCCACCTCTACGGCTGCATTCTTACCAATCAATCCACAGTTAGTACCTACTTGTTGAAATGAGAAAGTAAAAGGTGCACCAACAAATCTCATAATAAATAATGCTGTATCGGTCCAAACATAAATTGCATCTCTACCTCTGATTGCTCCTACAATTTTAGATCCATCTGCTAGTCTTTGTGTACCCGCTGTATTAACAGCACTAGGTGCATAAGAAGTTGTTGAGTCAATATTTTCTTGATCAGAAAATCTAATAAACATTTCATCTCTTGATGATTTAGTTCCAATTGTAGTTTCTGTTCCAAAAAATATTAAGTGTCTATCAGGTGTAGATACTAAACTAAAAGCTGATGATGTTGGAGCATTAGGAAGTAAAGTTGCTCTTGTGTTGTTTGCTGTTGTAGGATCAGAATCCCATTCAAATGTTTCTCCACCTGATATAGTTGCAATAAGTTTGTTACCAAAATTATCTAAAGACCATAGTCCAGGTGCTGTTACAATATCTCCAGAAGTTGCAGCGTTCCATGAAAAAAAACCTGATGCGTCTGTTACCGTTGCGCCACTAGAATGTGAGGCTGCTGTTGTACCTAAAGCTCCTCTAGTTAAACCTGATAGTACATTGCTGCTGTTTCCAGTATAAGTAATTAATTCATTATCTACTTGTATTGTTCCTGATGATCCAAAAGAAGATGAACTTGCCATAGTTAAAGATGTAACCGATGTATTTATTCCTGATGCAAGTGTTGATGTAAATTGTCCTTGTTGTACACCTCCCCATGATCCAAGGCCCCAACCTGTTGTTGCAACTTCAATTGCCGGTCCTACTGAATAATAAAGTTTTACTCTAATGCCACCAGAGGTACTTGCTCCTGATCCTGATTCATTAGAAGCCATTGTAACTGTTAATGTAGTTGTTGTTGGAATAGAGGTTACTTGAAATTTGTTGTCCTCAAAATTAGCTGAGTTAAAATTAGAATTTGTTATAGATGTAAAGTTATCTAATAAAATAATATCACCTTTGTTTGCATTGTGCGCTGATGAAAAAGTTAATGTAACAGTTGCTGATCCGTTAGTTGTGCTAAATGCAGATGTTAAAGTTGTTGTAGTTTTAATTGGATGTATGTCATAAAAAATACCGCCCGAGTATGCATATAAAATTCTATTAGTGCCTAATGCTGCATATTTAATACCACTAGCATTTACAAAATGGTGTAGTGCTGTGTTACGTCCTGTAATATCTACTGAACCTAGTTGTGCCCAACCTCCTATTTTTTCTGGAGTGCCATATCTAAATCTAACATTATCACCATTAACCCATTGGCCTTCGCCTCCGGTTGATGTAACTTGTTTGTTAAATCCTGGCTGAAAATTTACTTTTTGTAACATATAAAAAACCTTTTAATAAAAAGGCAGGAGAGTATGTGGTGGAATCTCCCGCCATATTATTATATACAATATTATTTAGGTATTTTAAAGCCTTTATACCAAGCAGGCAACCCTAAAAATGGTCTTTTATCATATAGATTTTCTTTTGCAGTTTTAGATGAGGATTTGTTATAGTGTAAAAATACCTGTCCACAGTCCTTACCTCTAAATTCTTCTCGCCAATGTTCTAATTCACAACCAGAATATATAAGCATATCTCCAGGTTTGAGGTCGACTTTAATTCCAGCCTGACCTTTCTTACCTGTTGGATCTAGATAAATTGACCATGGATCACCACCTAGATTTAATGTTGTTGATATTTCACAAGAGTATCTATCTTTATGTCTAGCTAAGACATCTCCTTTTTTATAAATTCTTGCATAAGAATATGTAGGACTTAATTTTAAACTAGTATGTTTTTCCATAATAGGTTTTACTTGTTCTAATAAAGTTTCCATTGCAATGTCACTATAATGTGAATAGGTATTTGGAACTTGTTCATCATTCCACACACCAAAATATTCTGTAAAAGGTGAAATGTATTTTTGATCAAGTAAAAATCTTGCTGTCTTTCTCTTGTTACAAAAATATTTGTAAACAAAATTTGCTAACTCTGGTGAAATAACTTTTTTTAATACTGTGTATTTATTTTTTTTGAATGACATTTTTTCCTTTTAATCTAATTTTAATTTGTTTATTTTTAATTAATGTTTTAATTAAATCTGGTTTATTTCCTTTAGAGTGTCCGTTTAAAATAGAATCTATAAAAGCTTTTTTTATATCTTTAAATTTATTTAACATTTAAAACCCCATTTGGTATTGCTTGACAGTTCCAATGTATAAATCTAAACGGTTCAACACCCATATCAACAGTGTATTGATGTGGCATATACGAAGGAAAAAATATCATTCGACCTGGTTCTGCCTTATAATGAATGGCTGAACTTGCATAAGTTACTTTTGATTTATCTGCTTCTGGTAAAAGATTCATTAAATTACCTGCTCTGGGATCTTCAAACAAAGGCATAGATGTTTTATCACTAGCTTTTAAAAAATAAAAACCA